GTTTCCCAGTCACGATCTCTAGCATTTAAATCATCAGGTGCATCACCTATCGGTGATACCCATTGTGCGTTTGGTACGTCCTTTACCCAAGATGGCCAAGGTTGTGCTTTCCAAAATATTTGATTAGCAGCATCCCATTCTTGTCCTATGACAGCACCGTTTCCTCTTAAAGCTTTTGATTGATCTCCTAAAATATCTTGAGCAAAATCATCATAATATTTATTGCTGTGAGTATTTTGTGAATACTCAATCCATTGTGCTGCAGGCCAATTATTGTGTGTCTCTAAATATGCTTGACCATTAGCTTCAGATATAACACCATCGTCATCTGTCATGTGTCTTTCTTCTAACGGTGAAAGAGCTAAGACTATGTTGTTCTCATCTATCTTTGCAAAAAATCTCATGATTATGTTCCTTTAAATTTATACCTTACTATGACTCCGCCAGTACCACCGGCATTTTTTCCACAACCTGGTTGTCCACCCATTGTGTTTGAAGGTCCACCACTTGCATAACTTACGTCTGATCCTGTGATACCATGAGGGGTTGGATTATAATTAAATGGTCTTGGCCAACTATGTTGTCCAGTTCCTCCTGCTCCTCCTCCGGTTCCACCAGCTCCTGGTGGTGGTGTTCCGGGTGCTCCGGGTTGTCCTTGAGGTGGGTTTGTTGGAGGATTATTACCAGATCCGCCGGGCTGTGTTCCACCCTGGCCTCCTCCGCCTCCGCCAGATCCACCGGGTCGTCCAGGATTTGATGTCGGGTTTGTTCCCGAACCTCCTCCTCCGCCACCGGCAGATGAAATACTAAAACCTGATGAAGCTGATCCATCAGTCCCTTGTATTCCTGCTCCACTAACTGCAGGTCCACCGCTACCAACTCCAATTGGATAACCTTGAACTGAAACTGTAAATGCACCAACAGGATTAGCTAATGGAGATACAGGTGAAAAACATCCACCAGCACTTGCATTGTTTGCTCTAAAACCGCCAGCTCCTCCGCCGCCTGCTTCCGCACCATTCCAACCACCTGAACTTCCGCCACCACCAATTACTACGTAACTGATTTTGTCTGCAAAAGTTGAAGGTGTTTTACAACATCCTATTGCTGAAACACAAAAAGTTCCAGGACTATTAAATGTATGGATTTTAAAGTCACCGTCAAATGTAACACATCCTCCGGTTGCTTCGATATATTTTAAAGAAGTTCCTCCAGAACCAAATCCTAAAACTTGATAACCAAAAGATTTTCCTCTTCTAGAGTTTTTATTTTTTGAGCCTTTGCCTACTTCTGTTGTAAGAGGCTTGTCTAATTTTCTCATACTCTATACTCCTTACAGATCGTTAGCGGCGTCAGTAGTGTAGAATAATTTTACTCCTAGAACTCTACATTCGCCAGTGAAAGTATCACTGCCGTCTGCTGCGTCTCTAAAGAACTGAAAATAACTTAATTCACCTGCTGCAGGAGAACCTGCAACTGTCATTGCACTGCTTTCAGAACTGATTTGTTGATCTTCAACAGTTCCTATACCAGCGTCTGTGACATTGATTGCTGTTCCATATGCAACATCGATAGTGTCATTATCTGCACATGCAACACCTTGTAAACCAAATATAGCATCACCAGTGTTAGTAGTAGAAGGAGACCAATAAACTTGATAAGTTAATGTTCCTTCATTCCATGATTTAGGCATAGCAATTGAAAATTGTGTGTATTGTTTTGTACTAGCATCAAAATCAAATACTTTTAAATCTGGTCTTGTTGCTGTCGTTTCAACTTGTGCTTCGTCTGCAGGATTAGTTGTTGGTCCAAACATCGCTGCAGCTGGAATCCATATAGTTTCTTTTCCAGCTATTTTAACAGCAGATACGTTTCCACCACTGTCTTCGGCTTGAATAACTCCAGTGCCTTTTGTTTGTAATGCAAGACCAATATTAGTATCACCACCAGAGGCCGTGATTGTTGGGTTATTTCCTGTAGCTCCGTTGGCTAAAGTAATTTCGTTAACGGCAGAACCTGTAGCTGTTAATAAAGCTAATTCATTTCCGTTAGTATCTAAAATTGAAGTACCAATTTTAGGGCTAGTTAAAGTTTTGTTTGTTAAAGTTTGTGTTCCAGTAAGAGTTACATCTCCATCACCAAATGCTAAAGTATCGATATCTGGATTAGTTCCATCATTGGCTGTAGCAAATACAAGTTGATCACCTTTATCTGTTGTACCAAAAGTAAATGAATCACCACTTCCTGATGCATATTTAAATTGTACTGTGTATGCACCTGATGTTGAATTTCTTAAAAAATAAAATGTTTGAACGTCTAAAGGTATCGTAACAATTGCATTATCAGATAATGAGCCTGTAAACTCAATCATTCTGTGTGCAAGAGTTGCACCGGCTGATCCATCTGAAACAGTTAAATTAACTGTGCCACCACTTGTTACTGCTTGTGTAGTATATCCGCCTGAAATTTGTTCAAGAATATTAAGATTAGTATTAGTTTTTGTTCCCCAAGTTCCGGCATTTTCACCGGTTGCCATTAATTCTACGCCAAGCGCTGTATATGTTGATGCCATAATATTTTCTCCTAATGCTTTTTAATTAATTAAGCAGCATGATTTACGTCTGTATACGAAGTATTGCCTGTTATGTCAATATCTTTGTACGCTATAGTACCAAAGCCTGTTGTGCCTAATTCTGTTGTTGCTTCTTGCCCCTCTAATCCTACTACATCTGCAGGCGTAATTGCTCCCACAGAAGCAGTTAAATTACTAGGTGCAGTTAATGGGACACCTAATTCTATAATAATTGATCCTACAGCAGAAGTTGCTGCAGATGGTGCTGTTGGTGTAAATACTTGTGCATCGCTAGTTTCTATTGAACCTACAGCAGTTGTTGCTGAGACTCCTGTTAATCCCATTACGTCCGCCGGTGTGATTGCACCTACTGATGAAGTTACACCTAATCCTGTTAAACCTACTATCTCTTGAGTAGGATCTAAAGATCCTACACTTGCAGTTAATGTGGATGGTGCTGTAAGAGTTCCTGTAAAATCTATTTGTAAACTTAACGAACCAACTGCAGAAGTTGAAGACAATCCTGTTAATCCAACTACATCAGCAGGAGTTAAAACAAAAGTTCCCCATCCTTGTGGTTCTCCCCATTCACCATTACCCCAACCAGTTGCTCCAATGTTTGCGGTTAGTTCAGTAGGAGCTGTTAATTCAAAAGTTAATCCAGAAGATCCCCAGTTTTCAACTCCCCAACCATCTTGTCCCCAACCAACATTTATTTCTGTTGAGACTGTAGGTGAACCTATGCTAGCACTTACGTTAGCGGGGGCTGTTAGAATTACAGTTGGATCAAAACTTTCTCCCCATGGTTCTTGTCCCCAATCATCTCTTCCCCATCCTTGTTCAGGATAAGCTGTTAAATCTCCAACAGATGCAGTGGCGCTTAAACCAGTAGTAAGTGTTAAGGTAAAATTATTTTGTTCGCCCCAATTACCTTGGGACCAGGTAGTACCGGATTCGTTCCAAGTATTAGCCATAAGGACTTACTCCTTATGCTATTCTAACTATAGCTGTTGTAGCTGCCTTAGCAGGAAATTGAATTGTAAAAGTTCCAGAAGAAACTGTTTTATCTCCGCCAAAAGCCACGGCACAAACTGCAGGATCACCTGTTGCAGTGTCGTTATAGATTAAACATCCGTTAGCTGTAAAAGACGCTGAAGTAAAACTTATGTCATCAAAGTCAACACAAGCTGTTGACCCATCTAATGATGGAGTAATGTTAGTTAAAGCTTTTCCTCCGGCAGTGTATGCACTTCCAGAAGAGTTTGTGATTTCATTTGATGTAGAGTAAGCAGTAGTTGATGCACTTAGAGTTGCAGAACTAGTGTAAAGCGCAAGTTTAAAAGTGTTTCCTGTTGACGCTGTAAAATTGTGCGTAGCTGTTAGCACTTCATTTTTAAAGCTATTACAAATTGCCGATGTTATTGCCATAATATTTTCTCCTTATTACGGTGACGGTGAAGGGACTTTAATTCTAACTGTTCCGTCAGTGTAGTCATCTCTTCTTCGTCTACCTAGCTGCATTGCTGCAAACTGTGTTACTGCTTGTTTATATTTATTTTCATATAATGTCAACATATCTGTTGGACCTTTTAAAAATCCGTAAGTCTCTGCTAAACAGCAATACAAAAGACCTTGTGGAAAATTTAAACTTATGTAGTTGGTATTACTGCCCTCTAATAATACTGGGACTTTGTTGTAATATACTCTAAATTTGTAATTAGCGTCTGGTGTAGGTGCAAAATACATACCTCCAGAAGTCGTGTCTGAAAGGCCCGTAGCGCCACCAAACATGGCATAATACTTAGGAAACCCTGTAACAGAGTTAGCTGTGTCTGTAGGGGCCTGTATTTCGCCTGAAGGGCCAAATTTTCTGTCAACAAACTCAGAAAGATATGTCTGATCTTTTTTTTCTAACCAAGTACCATTACCTTCTGTATTAGCTGTTGAATTAAATACCTCTATACCTCTAATAAAAAGACATCCTGCAGGGGCGTTAATAGTATTATCGTTAGCAACTAAAGTCCCTTCTTGGACATGTCTATCAGCATCAATAGGCACATCCATCATTATTCTTTGTTGTGCATTTAAAATAATATTTTCTAAAACAGAATCAGTTAGTACACCGTCGTCTACTTCAGTGTAACTTCTAATTTGTGTTTTTAATCCTGATGCGCTTAATCCTGACATAATTAACCTCTATCATTAACGGGTCCAATTGTACACTGAAAACCGCCTCCTGTTTCTGTGCTAGTAGCATTACTAACTAATTCAAAACCAAAACCTACCTGGGTTGTTACAAAAGCAGGATTACCACTGCTATCATTATATCCAGCGAGTCCTACTGTTTCTTCAAGAAAAGATATTTTATATGCACCAAATACTTTTGCTCCAGTTGCATGCGAACTGATCGTGACTGGGAAAC